GATGGTTATGAACAGTGGTACGAATATGATGAGAATAATAATAGGATTTATTATAAGGATTCGAATGGTTATGAACAGTGGTACGAATATGATGAGAATAATAATATGATTTATTATAAGGATTCGGATGGTTATGAAAAGTGGTACGAATATGATGAGAATAATAATAGGATTTATTATAAGGATTCGAATGGTTATGAACAGTGGTACGATGAGAATGAGAACACAATACCCAACCCAAATCTAAAATCTGAATCATTAAATATCAATATGAAAAAATATACACAGAGAGAAATTTTAGCTGAAGGATTTTGGAGCAACCTAGCACAAAAATCTGTCCAAGGTGTTAAAAATACCGCTAGTTTAGCAGGTAGAACTGCAAAAGGGGCATTAGCAATTGGAAAATTTGCCTCTGAAAAAATGGCTCCTGAATTATATAATCCGATTAAAGGTGTAGTGGATTCTATCAAAGATTTAAATCAACGATTGATTAAAGCTACGACACCAGAAGCTACATATATTGAAAACAAATTACGGAATCAGGGATATTCGTTGACCAACAACATAATTTATAAAGTAAAAATGATGCCCGGTGATGAAAAACAGTTGTATAAAGTTTCTGTTAAAATTCGATCAGATTTTATTTCAGTTGGAGAACCAAATCCTCAAAAAATATTCTTAGTCGATAAAGATGGTAATATTGTGAGAGATTTGAGCGCAAAAGACGCAGTTACAGGTGGCAAGAAACCAAAAAAGAAGAAAAGAAAAAGGGTTTTGGCTACTCCGGGAAATAATCCGCCATCAACTCCTTGACATATTGATATCATATGCTTTAATATTGTTGTGAATATAGAAATTCAGGCAACAGAAGACGAAACCTTCAAGATCCAAGTAGGAAAGTTCGGAGGACAATTTATGGCATCTACCGGAGAAACGGTAGCGATTGCACCAACTCCAGAGGAAGCGATTGAAAAAGTAGAAGAACAATCTATTCCACAACCTATTCCACAACCTATTAAACCAATTCCACAAGGACCAAGAGGAGCACCTATTAATAATAAAGTTTATAGTGGAACTGGATGGTTTGAGGGAACACCGTGGTCAACTAACAATCGATAATATGGTCAAATCAATTAAAATTTTAAATGGATTTCTAACACAAATGCCGGGATTTTATCCGGGTATTAAGTTTGATTTTGAAGCAGATAAAGTGAATGTTTTACTAGCACCGAATGGTTTTGGTAAATCATGTATTCTGAAAATGATCAAGTCTTATTGTGGAATTGAAAAGGGTGGATGGTCTAAAATTAGCTCAGAATTAGCTCTAGGAGCACAATGTAAAGAACATTTTCCTTGGGTTTATAGAGCCTATTGCCCAGCCTCAACTGATTGTGTCGTTGAATGGGATGGTGTCGCATCATTTTATAATGATGGAGATATCAAGATTGATGAATGGGCTTGGTTCTCTAATAACATCTCACTATCGGAAGATGGAATGACCACTGAACAAGAACAGTTTCAATATCTGATGGATAAGCCTTCTTCTGGACAATATCGGATGATTAAGTTGAATAAACTTCTAAATATGGCTAAGAATCCACCAGATTTGACCCAATATGTTTCGACGCATCCTACACAAAGAGCGGAGTCTGATTACATAAGATCTTTACCTAGAGATGGTAAACCTACACTGATATTGGATGAGCCTGAGAGAGCTTTGTCTCTTCCAAAACAAGTAGAATTATATAAGCTTTTAGCTGACCTAACAAAGGAGTATCAGATTATAATTGCAACACACTCACCATTTGTTTTATTTCAAGATAATATGAAAATTTTTGATTTACAGAAAGGTTTCTCTGAAGAATGTATACAAATTTTCAAAGAATGTGTTCAAAACCATATAAATAAAGAAAATGAATCATTATAAAGAACCCGATCAGGTAAACATGGTTGGAGGTAGACCAGTTTTAAATAGCAGCGAATGTAACGTATCTTTGGGATTTCTTGAAGGAATTTTGAACACCAGAGACGGGAAAGCGTTGGCTGAACTATACGAGAATCACGTAAAGAGTCATGGATTGATTAATCTAGAAGAATCTACAACTGATGTTAATGGAATGAGTTTAACATGTAAGAGGTGGTTATAAAATTATGAAAGAAGAACTAGAAGTAAAATACGAAATCCCAAATGGATTCATCAATAAAATTGGGGAAACATATTCAGTAAGCGAAGAATTTAAATATTCTTATGCTGTTGATTATATTAAAAATTATTCCATGAAATATTGGGGTATTGATGTTGAGGTCGATGTAGATGAACTGATTCCCACGCAATCAGAATATAGTCCAGAAAAGTGGTCAATCACTTATAGGTTTATCGATTCTCCAAACTATGAAAAACTTTTAAATGATTTTGGATTTTTAAAAATGAATGGTCCAACCGAATTGATGTTGAGGCCCAGTAATTCCGCAAAATGGAATGCGGTCGATTATAAGAACATTATGAAGCTTTATAGAGAAATGTTTCCGAAACCGACTAGATTAGATATTTTTAAATCTATGATAAAGTCCGTCAAAACTCATATTAAAATGATGAAATGACTTGTCTGAAAAGACGATAAGCTCGCAACATCACAGCTTATAAAAAACCCCTCTCAGTAATTTGAGAGGGTTTTTTTTATTTGATGCTATACCGAGAGAACTTGGCAGATGTGTTTAAGTATTTGTGACCTTACAATATCCGAAGTATCAAAATTCACACAATGAATATTATTTTTTCTAGAAAATTCAGTATCAAATTTAGTAAACATCTCTTTAAATCCTGAATCTTTAATATCACTCTGATTCAAATCACCAGAGATAATATATTTACTATGTCTACCAAATCTAGTTAGAATTGTTATCAGCTCTGACTTGTTCAAATTTTGAGCTTCGTCAACGATGACCAAGGCATTATTGAATGTTAATCCCCTAACAAAATTTACTGGGATTGTTTTGATATACTCTTGCTCTATCAAGGCATTTAAAGTTGACTTATCGACAATTTCTGATGCTTTTTCTAAACATACAGCAGCGTATGGCATAAATTTATCGTCCAATTCTCCCGGTAATGATCCAATTGATCTAGAAGAACTTTCGACAACAGACCTAATGTATATGATTTTATCGATTTTTCTATCCTTTAATAACTCCATCCCCGTATACATGGATAGATAAGTGTTGTGTGTAACTATATAATTATTCGTTAAATACAACATAGATCCATCATCAATTTTTATACACTTACATTCTTCCTCTCCACACTCTGTTATTTTATGGATATACCTTTTAGGGGAATACTTGTTATTTGGTTTATATATCTCAATTTTTCTAGATAATCTAAATGGTGTGATATTATCCGGTAGATTTATATGTAATGTGTATGTCATTTTGTGGTTTACTCCATATAATCTACCAATTCTTGATGTTTTATATGTTATCCCACCCAAAGAATTAATAACCTCTGTTAAATCATCCATCATTTTTTCTGACGTTGACACAATAATTGCTCCACCCTGCCCGCGTTTAACCGTTCCATCCGAATCCATTAAACCTTGAATTAATGAGATTCTATCTTCTACGGATGACATTTTGTATATATCAGGAATAAATTTTTCGTGACTATATGTGTTCATTAAACCCAAATCGGTTATAATTTGGTTTAATCCAGAAATTCTATAAGAATAATCCTTCAAGTGTTTGAAATGGTCTGCAAAACTTTTTTGAAAATAATCAACTGTTTCTTTGTCCGATGTGGTTATTCTTATAGGTTTGGATCGAAAAGATCCATCACCCAACAATTGTCCGAAAATATAAGGATCTATCGGCAATTCAACATTTTTGAATTTAACTGGAGCAGTGATGATAGGTATCATATGATTTAATCTTTCACCCTTATACAGAGAATCCATTATATCTAACGTAGTTTTGGTCGAATATTCTGGTGGAAGTTTGTCGATTTTTTTCTTTTTTCCATCAATTCTTTTTGAGGTCCATTTGTTTCTCTGGTTGTAATCGGAGGTATCCCACAAATGATCACCACAACATCTTGTATATGTTCCATCAGAAAATTCAACTTTATAAATCTTTTTAATCCCCTGTGGGAAAACCCCAACAACCTTCGTTAGATTTCCCGACACTGAAAAAATATCATCACCGACCTCAAGATCACTCATAGTAACCCACCCATTCGGTGTTGGAATCGGTTCGGATATAGGTTGCGCTTTCGCACTACCAGCAGGACCATTAAGAAAAATCATATTAGTTTTTTCATTTTGTGACAAATAATAGAATGCTGTTTGATTATCTGTTATGGGGAACATTTTTTTCAGCGTTATATTCGAACAATCAAAGTTCTGCTTATAAGCCTTTTCAAAATCTTTTGTAATATCTACCGACTCTTTCCTCTTGCGAGGTGCTTTTTTAGGTGTCATCCTCCATTATTTAATACGTATTTTATAAAATCAAGTGATTGACTTTTTGGTTAAATATGGGTCTATATACGCAACAATATAAATATGTTGAAATAATTTAGCTCATTTGCTAAATACTTTTGATGAAACGAAGAAAATTGACGGATGACTTAGTGAGAAACATTGCTCTACAATTTCAAACTCGCGCTGATTTCCAGACATATGATAACAGTGCATATACAGCAGCTAGAAAAAGGGGTAGAGAATACTTAGATGATGTGTGCAAACACATGATAACTGTTAAATTTTCAATACCACAATTAATGTGCAAAAAAATATTAGAAACGCTTTTGAAGGTTGAGTGTAGATATAATGATAGAGTAGTGATTAAACCATATGAGTTAGATATATACTTTGAAAAATACAAGCTAGCGTTTGAATATAATGGTAAACATTGGCATCGGTCAGAGGATTCGAATAGAAGAGATTCTTTAAAAAAAGAAAGATGCGTGAATAGTGGAATAAAATTAATAATAATAGAAGAATCGAATCACCGTTCAAACTATGAGAGAGATATAAAACAAACTATTATAGATAACATAGAAATAATCGAAAACTCTGTAGGTTTTAAAATATCACACGATGATATATATAATGTGTCATGTGATGATATATATGATGATGTTTTAAAATACAATAACATGGATGACATAAAAGAAAAGATAAATTCTTGCGTCAATATACTAGATTTTTCTAAGAATTATAGAAATTTATATAATAAGATAATATCATCTGGTCAACACAAATTACTCGATGATATAAGAGTGAAGAGGAGAGATGTTGATACAGTCTTAAATGAATGTTATGAAATAAAAGATTATAATATATTCAGAACAAAACATAGAAAATTATATACGGAGTGTATAAAGAAAAATATATTATCAGCCGCCTTATCACATATGATAAATAGGCCATATGAATATTTTGATAAAAAGGATTTGATAAATAGAGCTTCGTCTTATATGGGATTAAGAAATTTAAAACACAACGATTATAAATTATATAGCATTTTAAGACGAAAATATTCTGATGAGTTATATAATATAAAATTCTCGAAATATACAATAAAGGATAGGAAGAATGATTGTATGAATATGGCGAAAGTTTATTCTACTGTGGAAGAATTCAAATCAGATATAAAATTATATCAGGAGTGTAAAAAATTGATAATGATTAATGATGTATTGAAATTATACCCCCCAGAACTCACCCCCCGCGAAAAAATAAAAAAAGAATGTTTGAAATTTATTACTGTGAACGATTTTAGAAACTCTCCGTTATATGAAAAAAGTTGGAAGTTTAAAGGATTGACAAAGGAGATTAAAAATATTATAAGAAGTAGGTATTGACATTTTACTAGAATGTAGTATATATACTATATGAGAATAGCAATCAGTGGTTCTGCCAACGTTGGGAAATCAACCTTACTTAAGGCCATGTTGAACAGGTGGCCCATGTTTCACACACCGAAAGACGATTATAGAAAAATAATCACTGAAAATAATCTTTCCCACAGTTCCAATACATCTGAAGAAACTCAATTATTGATTTTGGATTGGATGATGAAGGAGCAAGAAAAATATGGAGAGAAATCGAAGGTCGTTTATGATAGATGTCCTCTGGATAATCTAGTATATACACTATACGCAAATAGTAAAAATTTGATATCTGACGAAGTATGCGCAGCTTCAATTAGCTTGGTTAGAGAATCCTTGAAAAATTTAGATATCATCTTCATGCTTCGATATGACCCAGAAATTAAAATTGTCGATGATGGAATGCGTGACACCGATCTACAATTCATTAAAGATACCGATCAAATTTTCGGTGATTTATATCATCAATATTGTGAGAATTTAGAGTCTGATATTTTCTTCCCTAAAGAGGATTGTCCAGCCATTATTCAAGTCGATGGTAAGGGTGTAGATGATAGAATTTGGTTTATTGGAGAATTTATTGACTATAAAGGAGATCTAATCGAGACTACTAATAGCATCTTAGATCCAAGTAATGTTGATCTTCTTGAGCAAATGTTGGGCGAACAACAAACCGAGATGGGTAAAGATGCTCAGATTAAATCCTTAATGAATCAAATTAAAACACAGAGATAATATGTTGAGTGGATGTGATATGTCAAAGGTTGAAAAGATCGGAATAGGAATCCTGACATGTAACAGGAAATCTATGCTTAATAAATTATTAGATTCTATCAAGTATAGAAATGATTGCGAGTTGATCATTATAAACGATGGAGATGATTTAGAAGTAGAAGGATACAATTTCTACGTTAGGAATAATGGGGAAAATTTAGGGGTCGCAAAATCCAAAAATTTAGCATTGAAACATCTCTTGAATAAAGATTGTGATCATATCTTCTTAATCGAGGATGATATGCTGATTAAAAATGATCAAATTTTTGAAGCATATATCAAAGCATCCAAAGCTACAGGAATTCAACATATGATGTTTGGATATCATGGTCCAGCTAATAAGAACGGAATCTCGAAAGGAGAACCACATCCAAGATTAGTTGTGAAATATTCTGAGGACGTTTCCATTGCTCTGAATCAACATTGTGTAGGTGCGTTTTGTTATTACACGCGAAAATCTTTAGAAGATGTGGGGTTGATTGATGAGAATTTTAAAAATGCTTTTGATCACGTTTCGCATAGTTATGAATTAGCCTTGAAAGGTTATTCGACACCTTATTGGTGGTGGGCAGATTTAGCTAATTCATGTGATTATATTGAAGAACAAGCATGTTCCGAAGAATCATCCACAATTAAGACGAAAGAAAAGATGGAAGAGTGGAGAACTAATATGTATAAATCTTATGATTATTTCAAATCAAAATTTGGAGTTGCTCCATTTGGATATGATGGAGTTTCTGATGAAATTGAAGAAAACGTTTTAAAATTTTTAAAGACAATTAAACCATGACGATTGATGCTATAATTTTAAGCAATTCTTCTGATTTGGCTCATTATGGCTTGACAAGTCGGACAATAAATAGTCTCAGGGTATCAGATCATTGTAATGATGTAGACATAATTGTAGTAGAATCTCAATCAATATTAGATTTTCAGACAAATGGGTTTTTATATCCCGGATGTAAAATCATCCACCCAAAAGAATCTTTTGGGTATAATAAATTCCTAAATATAGGGATCGATCAAACTGATCCTGATTCTGAATGGATTCTTATTTGTAATAATGACTTATTCTTTACCAAAGATTGGTTATCTGAAGCGAAGAAAATCATTGAAAAATATCCCGACATTAGATCATTTTCTCCCAGATGTCCCAATTGGCATTTGCATCAAAATCCTAGTGGTGATATTGTAGAAGGCTATACAGTCTCGAAGGAAATTTGTGGTTGGTGTATTTTATTACACAGAGATATCATTGATGAGTGTGGGTTGTTTGACGAACAATTTGATTTTTGGTATCAAGATAACGATTACGCAATGACACTAGAATCTTTTAATATTAAGCACGCTTTGATGAATAATAGCAAGGTCTATCATATGGTAAGTGGATCACATGATTTACTGAATGATAGATATCAAGAATTAACACACAATCAACAACAAAAATTTTTGAATAAATGGAAAAAAAATTCTTAATATACATAGATTCATTCGATCCAAGTAGTGGGGGTCAAGTGGCTCTACATAAACTATGTCACGACATTAGGAGTCTTGATAGGGAAGGTTATATAACATGTCCACAAACCCATTCTAAATTGAATGCTTCAAGACCCACATCAAATCTTGGCGATATCGATAATATCGTGGTTATATATCCAGAGATTGTTCACGGAAATCCACTACAATCAAAACATGTGGTCAGATGGATATTAAATACACCCGGAAAATGTGGAGGTGTTGGAGACGGATTCTATAAACATAAAAAAGATACAGATTTAATATACAAATATTCTCCATTTTTTGAATATGATGGATCGGAAGACGGTATGTTACGTTCAACATTTATTGATTACGAGTGCTTTAATAATAAAGGTTTAAACCGGGATGTTGAGAGTTGCTTCTTAGTTAAGAAAGGTGGAATATCTGAAATCAAACATGATCAAAACTCAATAAACTTTTCATATTATCAATCGAATTGGGAAAATGCTGCGCATTTATTGAATAGATGTAAGTATTTCTATTGTTACGACAATGAATGTTTTTGGGTAACACTAGCTGCATTATGTGGATGTATACCAATCGTTATTCCTAATACAGATTTAACATTTGATCAATGGACAAATGCTTTTCCCTTCAATAAATATGGAATATCGTTTGGTTTAGATATGATAAGTTACGCTCGGGAAACTATTCATAAAGTTGAGAGTCATTGTAAAGATTTGCAAAGAGAAGATTTGGAGAATTTGGATTTGATGATAAAGAGGTGTGATCTACTATGAAAATATTTTTAACAGGAGCCACAGGATTTTTGGGTAAAAGTATTGTAGAATACTTACCGAATAATGAATATTGTTTATATTCTAGAGGAGAAAATGTCACCAATAAACTAAATTATTTTTCACCGGATGTTATTATACACAGTGCCGGTGAGATATATAATGAATTGGAAATGTATAAAAGTAATATCTTATTAACAGAAGATATCTTAAATTGGGTTTCTGTGAATGATGTTAAATTGATATATTTTGGCTCATCTTCAGAGTATGGTAAAGTTGATAAACATATGTCTGAGAGTGATGAATGTTTTCCGGTGTCGATGTATGCGTTGACTAAGTTACTTGGAACCAAAAGATGTCAACAACTAGCTAGATTAGAATTTAAAGATATAAAAATTATCAGACCCTTTAGTGTATTTGGACCAAATGAACCCGAGAGAAGATTGATTCCGACATTATATAATAATTTATTTAAAGGATTACCTATAAAAATAATCGAAGGATCTCATGATTTTGTCTATATAAAAGATTTTATTAGAGCAGTTGAAACAATTTTAAATGGACCAATAACATATGGACAAATATATAATGTTGGTAGTGGGACATCTTATACTAATCGTGAAGTCTTTCATAAAATGGTTAATCTTATGGGAATCAAAAATCCAGATGTAACTTTTATAAACGAAAAGAAAAAATGTGATTCAGAATTTTGGATATGTGATAATTCAAAAATTAAAAAAACTTTCGACTTCAACTTTGAATATACCCTTGACTCTGGATTGAGAGAGTATATATATTGGAAACAAAATTTATGTCAACAAAACTAAATGTGATGAACGGGGACCCTATTGACTTGGGTTTTAACGATATTTTTATGGGATACTACCACACAGGTAATTCATTCACTAAACATATCATCGAGAAAGAGATCAACAATGGTCATTACGAAGATGCTGATTTTAAAAAAATCTTTCGTAATAACGATGCTGTAGTGATAGATGGTGGTGCAAATATTGGATTATTTGCTTTACATCTGTTCAAAGCATGTAAAAAGATTTTTGCTATTGAGCCAACTACAAAACATTTAAATGTTTTGAGAGGTTTGTGTGAAGATTTAAAAATTAAAAATATAGAATTTTGTGAAGTAGCGTTTAATAATTATGATGGTGAAACAAGTTTTATAGTTGATGAAGGCAACACCACACAAAATAGAATCCAATCAGGTGGAACGCCTGTAAAGTGTCAAACTATTTTAAATTTCATAAAAAATTGTGGAGAACCAGTTATTGATCTATTGAAAATTGATATTGAAGGTGGTGAAAGGTTTGCTATTTTAGAAGATCCAACATTTGATCAAATTTTCGATCTTTGTGAAAATGTTTATATAGAAATACATCCACCTTTTGTATCCCCTGTAGACATAATCAATAAATTATCATCGATGGGTTATAGGATTAAATTTATGAATAGTCAACATTTAAATAATAATTTAAACATCTTAGCTTATAAATGAAAACTTGCTTTTTTACTATTTTACAGAAAAATTATTCTGGATGTATAGAACATGAGTTATTCATAAAAAGTTTTAAAAGATTTCATCCAGATATTCCGCTATTTATAGTGGATGATATTATGATAGAAAAATTGATGTCTGAAACACCGGGACTAGATTTTTACAAGATGAAGGCTTCGGCTGCTAAGTTATTCTATAATGACTATGATTTAGTTGTTAATATAGACGCTGATCATTTTATTTTTGATAGATTGGATGAAATTTTACTTGGAGATTTTGATGTGGCTGCACCGTCAAATAATAACAATTACGAAAATGTCAATCTCTCTATACAATCATATAGAGGAAAAATGTATAACATTGTCACTGATGAAAAATATATTCAAGCCGGATTAATTGCTTCTACATCAAAAGATTTTTGGAAAGCTTACGAAAAGGCTTCACTCACACACGCTGATCATATGACATGTAGAGACAATGATGTATTAAATTTGTTGATTCAATTTGGGAATTACAATTTTAAGTTATTAGACGGAGGTTGGACTCCTAATGATCCAAATAGAAAATGTTATTACGGTTGTTCTTCTCTATCTTTGGAGAAGAATGTGGTTTTGGTTGATGGAAAACCGTCTATTGACAATAGACCACTCAAATGTTACCATGTTGCTAGAGGTAGTGCTAAACCCAAATTTTCACAACTCTTCACCCCAGAAATTCAAAATTGGTTTAATGAAAAAATACAAAATATTACATAATAGATTAATAGATATTACGTATCAAAAACAATTATCTCACATCAGTAGTTGCGTCACTACATTACCGATATTGTATGATATTTACGAAAACAAAAACGACAACGATATTGTGATATTATCAAATGGACACGCTGGATTAGCACAGTACGTCTGTATGGAATATTTCGAAAACAAAGATGCTGTCTATTTGTTTGACAAATTTGGTGTCCATCCAGAGAAAAGTTTATCAGATGGTATATTTGCGACCACAGGAAGCCTAGGGTTAGGATTGCCAATTGCTTTAGGTGCAGCAATGGCCGATCCCGATAGGAATGTCCATTGTATTATTTCAGATGGGGAATGTTGCGAAGGTAGTATTTGGGAATGTTTATACTTTTTAAGCAAAAACCCATTGTATAATTTATACATTTACGTTAATTTAAACGGATTCAGTGCTTATAGTAAAGTTGATATAACGAAATTATCAAATACGATAAGAGCTTTTGGTGTATCTAGAATAAAGCTTGTCAATACATCGGATATTTTAAGAAACTATACACTGTTAAACACCAAAGCTATAGAAGCACATTATATAAAAATCAAAAATCAAGAAGAATTAAACCAATTAAAATATGAGATTAACGACATCTAATACATTAGATGAACTGATGGAGGAAGACGAAAGAATTTTCTTCTTGACTGGGGATTTGGGATTTAAAATTTTCGATAACTTATTCGAAAAATATCCGAATAGATCTTTT